TTTATAGTTTTCTCTAAATCTGCAATAGCTGAATCTATTGAGTTGTTATTCACGTATTTTTTTTTACCAGCTCTAAGTAAATAAGAAACAGAATTACCTATGTTATAGCTTAAATTAAAATCTTCTATAACTTTTCTTGCTTCATATTTGTAAACTCTACCTATGTAGTAATTAGGCATTTCTTTAAAATCGTTCATATTAAAAGTTTTTAGTCATTGACCTTTGTAAGAAGTCCATGTACGTCTTATTGTTAACTTTATATTGATGCTTTGAATCTTCACAATATAATATTCTTTGAACTGTTCCAGCTTCTGTAAAAATAGTTTTTAATAGTTTAACATTCATTGAACCACTAACAGGACAACTCCATTTAGGTAAACCACTTTGCACTCCCTTATGTTGAACAGATGCAAAATAAGGCTTTAAAGTCATATAAAGTTCTTCTGTCGTTACAATATCTCCTTTATTATAATCAACCATCTTTTGTAAATATTCTGCTTTTTCTTCTTCTGTTCCATGTTCTATCATTTCCCACATCCAAATTCCCTCATGAGATTGTTTAAGAGTCAAGCCAAAATATTTAGCCATATAAGCCATTGAATAACTAGGAAGTCTAAAATATCTTTTTGCCATTCTGTAAATATCAAAACTCTTTACAAATCTATCAACATGAAGCCTATGTTTTGCAGCCCTTGTATTAATTAATTTATTATCAAAAGAATTATTATTTTGACCTACAACCATTGAAGCTTTATTGTATTGAGTTAAAAACTCTTGAACCATTTGTTTATCACAATGGTTTTCATCCCACGTTAAATGGTAAACTTTATCTTCTCCTATCCACTTCCAAGCAATAGAAATAATTGTAGTTTCATTTCTTAATTGAGTATGATTGATATATTGTTTTCCAGTTCCCCAAATATCAGCTTGTATTCTCGAAGTTTCAATATCATAAACCATTACTTTTTTATCTGGAATATTAGAATTTATTAAACTAAGTTCTAAATCTTTAGCATAGTTTCTTATTGTTCTTTCTGAAACATCAAATTCTTCTGATAATTCTTTTTGTATTTCTTCTCTAGACTTGTCCGAACTATAAAGGTCTATTAACCTTTGTCTTTGAGTTTGTGAAATTCCTCTTTTTTTGCTCATAAGTTTTTTTTTGCTAAATATACAAATTATTTTTTAAATGAAATTAAACGCTTATAACCTACTTTTATTAACGGTTCATTATCTCTTAAATCATAACCAGCAGATATATTAAATAAATGTCCTTTCTTATGCTTAAAATCTAAACCTAAATACAATTGCGTAAACATTGGTTTTACAACTACTTCGCTACCAAAAAATAATTGATTTTTATTTATTAATTTTTCTGTATAAATTGAATCTTTGATTAATATAGTATCTTTAATTGTAAAGTTCTTTAAAGTGTATTTAAAGTCTATTTGTGGTCTTGTTTGAGAATAAGCCGATATAGTCGCATTTAAAAGACTATCTTTTATTTTGTATATGTAAGTACTCCAAAAGACAGAAGTATCGCTTAAATCAATTCTATCGTGCTTAAATGATGTATCTTTGATTATTACATTAGGAGTTAAATTAGTATGCTCCTTTTCTATGTAGTTTATTATAGTATCACTTTTATAAATAGTATCTATTGTATGAACTGTTTTAATTACTTCTTTTGGTTTATTATCACAACCTTTTAGAAATAAAAGTATTGCTATTAAAATTATTAATCCTGTTATAATGTAATTTTTCATTTGATTATTGATTAAAAAAATAGGGAATTGAACATCTTAAAATTCAACTCCCTATCAAAACTAAAAACTATGAAAGCAAATATATTATTTTTTTATGTATTTATCAATTAATTTTTCAACTATTTTTCTAATTTGACTACCCTCTAAGACTAAAAGACTTAGTCCAGCCATTCCTATTAAAGAACTTTGAATGAAATCAGCATCTTTAAAATAGAAATCATACATTGATAAACCGATTAAAACTACTCCTACTATGTCTAGTAATATTTCTTGAAATTTCATTTTATATAATTTTAAGTGTAAATTCTTTTGGTAATAGACTTAATAAAGTTTTTAAAGTTGCTTTTGAATTTGTAATATCATCTAAACCATCTTTATTAATGTCAGTTATTTTTTCTCCTACTCCTATACATCCTAATAATTGACTTGAATAATTAGCTGGATGTATAAGTATTAAACTTCTATTTGGTACGTCTAATATATGGAAGTGTTCTCCATATTTTTTACTTCTTCTTCTTACTACTTTGTAAGTTCCAACAGGAATACAATCATCTCTTTGAGCGTTACAATCTTCTTCTAACTCCATTGTTACACAAAAGAATATAGGCTTTTGTCTATCTTGATAAACTGCTAATTCTCCAATCGTTTGAGTTTTCTCTCTACGTTTACGTTCTATTAATACATCAAAATCAAACATTATTTTTCATCTTTAATTTTCATTAATAATTCAATAATTCTATCTTTATCAGTTCTATACTCTTTTTGAAAGTCTTTAAAATCTTTGTTTAACTCCTTTACATCTTCTTTAACTTCTGACATTTCTGTTCTTACTTGATGTATTTTTAAAGTGTTTAAAGTAGGAGTTTTATCAATTGTTTTTACAATAGATTTTACTTCTTTTATATCGGCTGTATTTTGAGCCATTATATGAGTAGCATTGAAATAAAAAGCAATACCAACAGAAAGCACAGTAAAGAAGCTTCCAACAATCCACTCTACTAAACGAGTTTCAAACGACTTTAATAAATTCTTAATCATTTTAATTATAAATTAGCATTAATTATTGTATAACAAGCATTTGCTATTTTGTCTTGTCCTAAAGCGTTATAATGTATAGTATCAAATAAGTCAGTCATATCATCTATTCCTAATGTAGAAGTATCAACTAAAAATGTATTTGCTTGAGCCGTTGCAATGTTTGCTTGAGCCGTTTGAACATCAGAAGCAAAAGCACCAACAGCAGGAAAGTCATATAAATTAACTATTATAATTTTTAACCCCGAACCCCAAGCCGTCCTTAATGCTGCAAAAGTCGCTTCGCAATTTGTTTGGTATGCTGATGCATCTGTTGCATCGGCTGCATCTGTTTCTCCTTGAATCCAAATAAACCAATCTGGAGTATAACTATCAGTTGTAGCTTCTGCAATCAACGCTAAAGTATTAGCACCATTAAAAGCCCATTGTCCACCACCACTATTAACACCAATAGACGAACCACCTTGCGAATATTTTAACCAAGTTACATTTCTTGTTCCTTGTAAACTGTTTGTAATTCTATACTCAACCCCGTAATCTCCGTCCCAATCATTAAAAGCGTTTATTCCACTACTACCGTAACGCATTTTAGATTTTATACCATATTGAAAACAAGCCGAATTTAAATATTCAGTACTCAATCCACTTGGTCTAGTTGTTTCGTCAACTCTTGATGTTGCATTTGATTGACCTGCTAAAACAATATTTATATTATCAGTTACCGTAATAGTTGGGAAAGGGTTTTCAAATTCTCGCCAAAATTCTGGCACATTTCTAAAGCTTGTTAATGTTCCATTATTAGCAACATTAACTTTATCAACTAATGTTAAACTATCTTTATCAGTAACGGTAAAATTATAATTTCTTATTAAACTACTCAATACATTTTCGGGTAATTCTGTTTGTAAATTAGTTGCATCCGTTGAATCAGCACAATAACCGTCTGAAACAGCAAAAGCATTAATTAAAACCCCGTTCATAAACAAATTACCACCCAAATACCTACCAATACTTGTGTATGTTCCTACTGCACTTGTAGGAGTTGCGTGTGTAGCAATAAAAACACCGTCAATATAAAGTGAGATAAAATCGGTTGCATTTCTTGTTAATAAAATAGTATGTTCGTCGTTATCTAAAACATTTGTAGCTAATGAACTAAATTGTCTAAACGTACCGTTTAAATTGATTCGTATTTGTGCGTCTTTTATATAAATATAATTTGTGCTATCGTCATTAGTTAAAACCATATTATTAGCACCGTTATAAGGCCTAAATGCTTTTAATTTTATAAAAATAGAAAATTCGCCACTTAATGAAAAAGTAGGTAAATCAACATACTCACGGTTACCCGCAGCCGTTGCTTGTCCTGCATCAAATTTTAACGAATTAAAAACATCAGAAACAGTAGAACCACCTCTAT